GAAATGACAGGTATTAATGCTTATGCTGCTGGTGATAAAATAAAGAATTTAGGTAGATATAAAATTGCTCCTAATCCAGCTTCAGATTTAGGATTAGGTATATTTAATGTTAGTAAAGTTTTAAAATCACATATTTCAGAAAGTGACAACGTAGTTGATAAGTTATTAGAATATACTTTAACCGATATAGAGATAAGTGATGGTATAATAAAAGATGGTGTTAATGGATTGAAGTGGAAGATAGAATATGGATTTGAAGTAAATCCTGGTTTAACATTTTCAGATAGTTATTTCAGTCAAGCTTATTATAATGGAGTAACTTATTCATTAGGATTCACATTCTCAACACCACATAGATTATTACCAGGTGATGAGATAATTATTCAAATGGATAATTTAGCTATAAATCCTAGTTATAATGGTTTATGTAATGTGATTGAAGTTGTAAATCCATATCATATAGTTGTTGATAAATTTTTCGGAGCTGATACAACTGGTGAAGCTGGTTTTATTAAATATTTACTTAGAGCTAATGCTATTCAAACAGGTAATTATTGGAAATATTTTGGTTATGGATTAGCTTCCCTAAATAAATATTCACCATCATTAACTTCTGGACCTGATGTAAGTGGACCAGGTGTTATATTAGGTAATGTTGCTGGAACACAAGTAATTAATTATTCTTTAAATGGAACTGTTCAAAGAAAGTTAAATAAGTTTTATGATAATAGAGGTCAGTTAAATTATCCAGGTTTTAAATCTGGTGGTTTAAGAAAACAATTAAATATTAATCCAATGAATGATGCTGCTGGATTAATAATAGATGAGTGGATTAATTTTAACCCAAGATATAATAGTAATTATAATTTAACATATAGTTTTGCTGGAGTTCCGCCATATTATACACCAGGTGGTACGACATCAGTTCCAAGATTATTTATGACAAATTGGGATGACGGTTCAATGGGTAAAAAACCACTACCATTTTATTTAAATAATAAGACAGGTGAAATAACATATCCTACTTATAATTTAGGTGTTCTTTTACACACATCATATTGGCCAGCATATTGGAGACAATTTAATCCTAATACAAATACATTAAATCCTATTCAAACATTTGGTGCAAGTGTATCAGCTGTTCCTAATTTCACTACAATTAAATGGACACTTAAAGATTCAAATGGTAATATAAAAGGAACATATCAAAGAGATATAGATTATTTTATTAGTAGAGATTTAACAGCTCAATTAGATTGGAGAAAGTTAGAAGTTATAATGAGTAATCCAAGTATATGGGCTGGTTTATCAGCATCAGTTGCTCAAGATGATGTATTTACAGTTGAATTAATTAAGAAGTATTTTAGTACGGCTTATTTTGATAAAGAAACAGGAACAGAAGAACCATTAAATATATTAATGGATTTTGATGGTGTTGAATATGATTATTCTGTTGAGACATCACCAGCTCCAGGAGCACCAGATTTAGATTGGTCATTTACAAATGTAAGTCCATATCCATTTCATTATCAATTTGAAAACTATTATACACCATTTTGTGAGAATTTTGGTGAATTTAGAGGACCATTTGGTTCATTTCAATCAAATACTTATACACCTTGGTACCCACAAGAATATAACTTTAAAGAGACTGCAACAGCTTCTGGTGTAGACCAAACTAAAAGTAATTGGCCATATTTAGATAATGGATTTGGTGGTAGTGTTGGTTTTTGGTATAGTCAATTACACTTTAATGTATCAGATGGTAGTTGTGATGATGGCGTTATATGGTTAAGAACAATTAAAGCTAATGAATTAAATACTACATTTGGTGGTAATGGTAATAGTTATGTTTATTTACCAGAAGGAACTTATAGTTTAGATTTTTCAATTGTATCAGCTACACAATCAGCACCAGATGTTTTAGGATTTATGTGGGGAATTGGTGATGAGATAAGTGCGGCTTATGTTAAGAATACAAATGGTTCGACTCCAAGTTTATATTTAGACCAAGAACTTTATACAAAAGGTGGTATATTAAGATTTGGAGCTGTTGTTGACCCATGGCCAGGTAGTGTTATAGCTAGACCATATAAATTGAGACAGAAGTCAGATATAGTTGTTGCTAAGAAAGAATTTAAATGTGATGTTATTTGTACAGGAACTAATCCTTATACAACACCACAATCTCCTTATGATTTTGGATGGAAAGTAGAGTTAATGTTCTTAAATAGATTAGGTAGTTATGAAAGAGTTTACTTTAATTTAGATTCTATAATGAATTTAAATATTGAAAGAAAATATTTTAACAAATCTAATAAAATAAATTCATGGGGTGAGATAGATAATTGGAGACATTCTAAAGATATACTTTCACAAAAGGCTATTGAACAATGGACTATAAATACTGATTGGTTATCTCAAAATCAATTATCATTCTATGAAGAGTTAGTTACTTCATCTAAAGTTTGGTTAGTAGATTATCAACATTATGATGGAGATATTGGAGGTACACCTTATAAATGGAATTTAATTCCTATTTTAATAAATGACACACAATTTGGTCAAAAGACAACATTGAGAGATAAGTTATTTAATTTAACAATAACTTTTGATGTATCTTTTGGGACTAATTTACAAAATCAATAATAATTAATGGAAAATAGTGTAGAAATATGGGTAGAGGTTAATGGTGAAAAGAGATTATTAGATGTATATGAGCAAGAAGTAATATCTTTAAATTATAGTTTGGCTGATATACAAGATATATCTAAAAGAAATACGTCTTTTTCTAAGACTATTTCTCTTCCAGATAGTAAAACTAATAGAGAAGCTTTTGAATTTATATCAGAATTAAATGCAGATTCTCTATTCAATCAAAATTTAAAGACTTCTTGTTGGATTTATTGTAACAGTTTATTGATATTTAGAGGTAATTTACAATTAAAAAAAGTAAATACAGATTATATTACTGATATTACTAGTTTAGAAGTAGTTGTTTATGGTGAGACTGAAACTTTCATTTCATCTATGGGTGAAAGATATCTTAGAGATTTAGATTTAAGTTATTTAGACCACACTTGGAACTATGATAATATTGCTTATTCTTGGACTCAAAGTTGGGAACATGGATATTTTTATCCATTAATAGATAATGGTATGAATTATACAGAAGAAAATATTGGAAAAACAGGTAGTGATGGTTTTACTTTAACTAACTTTGATAAAGGTAAAGGAGTTCAAATACTTAATATGAAACCAGCTGTTTATGTAAGAACTATATTAGATAGATTATTTATTGATAATGGATTCAGTTATAGAAGTGATTTTTTTGATAGTGAATATTTTAAAAAATTAATAATACCACATAATGGTAAAATAATCTATCAAAGTGATAGTGTTTATGATTATGGATTTGAGGTTGGTTTGACATCATCAGATGGATATTTTTCAGCTGGTAACTGGAACACAGTTAATAGTAATGATAATAGGATAAACTATATAGACGAAATTGTAGATTTAAATGATGTCTATCAATTAGGACCTACATATTCATTTGTAATGCCGGATGAAACATTTAAAGTATCATTTGGTGGTAAATTTGTTGTTAATTGTTTATTAGCTGCTAGTATTTCATCATTTAGTACTATTAATAATGTAATATTTGGCTCTGGTTCTTCATTTTATGATTGTAATATAAGTGTTAGATATAGAAGAAATGGTAGTATATATATAGAGGATAATGTACCTGTTGAGGGAAATTATACCTCTTATAGTAATTCTGGTACACTATTATTTACTAATAGGTGGTCTGGGCTAATAACCGAACAAAGACCAACAATTCAATATAGAAGACCAGATTCTAATGTAGAATTTATATTTAGTGGTGATAAATTATATGCATCATTTTCTTGTATTTTAAATACTGATTTATTAGATAATAGATATGATGTTAGTACTGGTAAATATTTTATACCATTTACTGGTGAAAAAATTGATGTTATAATCCATATGGATTATAATTTAGAACCTAATCCTTTTATAACAAATGCTAGTATATTCCAATCACCAACAGGTGGTGAGTTGTTATTGGGTGGTAATTCTACTTTCTATAATGGTATAGATTCATCACTACTACCAGGTGGAGTTATGAATGTATCTTCATCACTATCAAATAAATTTAAACAAAAAGACTTTTTTAAAGGATTAGTAACAATGTTTAATTTATTTGTCGAACCAGACCCTACAAATAATAAATTATTAAATATAGAACCAAGAGATAATTATTATAATGGTGGCTCAAATTTAGACTGGAGTGATAAAGTAGATGTGTCTTCAATTGACTTCAGTTTTATAAGTGATTATCAGTCTAAAAAAACATTATTAACATATAAATCTGATGGTGATTATGTTAATAAAACTTATACATTACAAACTGAGGAAATATATGGTCAATATTTAGAAACATTTAATAATGATTTTATTTCTAATGAAAATAAAATAGAAAGTGGTTTTAGTCCTACACCAATAATTGCTCTTCCTGGAACTGGTGGATTTCCAATGAGTAAAATATGTAAAAATGAAAATGGTGAATTATATGAGTCTAATTTAAGAGTATTATTTAGAAATTACTTACCATTAGAAGGAGCAAAGAACTATTGGGTTATTTATAGTTTAACACAATCTCAAAATATTGAATATTCTTATCCATGGGCAGGACATTTAGACCATCCATATAGGCCTACACAAGATTTAAATTTTGGACAGGTTTATACATCAGGATATAATTGGCCAATAACATATAATAATTTAAGTGAGTTATATTATAGAAATTATTTAGACTTGATAAATGATACAAATTCTAGATTCTTAACAGCTAAATTTTATTTAAGTGAAAGTGATATATCAAATTTAAGTTTTAAAGACATAATATTTTTAAATTTGAACGGACGTCCGATGAAGTTTTTAATAAATAAGATAAGTAATTATAATCCAATTATGCCATCATTATGTGATGTAGAATTAATAAAAATAAAATAAAGATGCCACAAACACAATCAAGGATAGATGAGAGGTTTCTTCAGCCTGGAGGAACAAAAATAGGTAGAAATAATAATATACCAGGTAATAATGCACTTATTATTGGTAATTCTAATAATGCCTTTTCAGAAGAGAATTTAATTTTAGGAGATTTTAATAGTGCTGCTGGTAAAGCTTTTATATTAGGAGACCAAAATATAACTTCTGATAGTCAAGTTCCAATATTTGTTATTGGTAATAATAATACTACACCTCCTAATTCTAATGGTATTATTGCTGGGCATTACATGACATTCTCAAGAATATTTGAGAATGGATATGTATTTGGAGCTGATGGTTTATATCAAACATATTCTATTAGTGATTTCATGATATTTGGACAACCAACAGCTACGCAAAGTTTTACACATTCACAAAGAGTTTATATTAATTGGGATGTTGAGTTTGGACCTGATAGTAACGTATTCGGTTTAGCTGGTAGTTTAATTGGTGCTGCTGGTCCTCAAGGTTTTCAAGGACCTTTTGGTGGTCCTCAAGGATTTCAAGGATTGGTTGGTAACACAGGTTTACAAGGACCTCAAGGTTATATTGGTAATACTGGTGTTCAAGGTGGTATAGGTATTCAAGGACCTCAAGGTGGAACTGGTGTTCAGGGTAATGTTGGTCCACAAGGATTATTAGGATTACAAGGCCCTCAAGGATTAAAAGGTAATACAGGTTCACAGGGCCCACAAGGACTAATAGGACTAACTGGTAATCAAGGAGTTATGGGTCCAACTGGAGTTGGTGGAGCTTTAGGTAGTTATGGGTCATATTATAGCTCATTAACTCAGTTAAATCCGACAGCTTCGATGCCTAATACAATTCGTCAAAACGAATTGTATTACCAGAACGGTTTAATATCAGATAATATAGATACTATTACATTTCTAAATTCTGGAGTATATGAAATACAATTAGCTACAACTATATTTAAATCATCAACTGATATACAAGAGGTTAATTTCTGGATATCAAAAAATGGTATAAGTATAACTCAATCAAATAGTAAAGTTAATTTCCCACATTTAGGATTTACATTAAATTATTCTAATAATTGGATAATTGATTGTAATGTGAATGATTATATACAATTATATTGGTCATCAGATGATACATCTATAGTATTACAATCATATGGTGCTACTGGTAGTATACCTTTCACACCATCTTCTACATTAAATATTAGTCAAGTAATGTACACACAATTAGGGCCAACAGGTTCTACTGGAAACCAAGGAATATCAGGTTCTCAAGGAAATACTGGTCCACAAGGATTTCAAGGTCCAATTGGTAATACAGGTGCTCAAGGACCTCAAGGATTTCAAGGTTTAATGGGTGCTACTGGAGCTGGAGGTTCTTTAGGTTATTATGGTTCTTTTTATAGTTCACTAACACAAGTAAATGCTACACCATCATCAATAAATAGTATTAATATACCAAATACTTATGAATCTAATGGTGTTGGTACTGATGGTGATAATATTATATTTTATTATGGTGGTACTTATGATATTCAATTCTCAGCTCAATTTGAAAAAACTGATGCTGGAACAGACACAATAGATTTATGGATGAGAAAAAATGGTATAGATTATCCATATTCAGATACTAAATTAACTTTAGTTGGTAATAACGCTAAGTCCGTACCAGCTTGGAACTTCGTTGTAAGTGTAAATGATAATGATACTGTTCAATTGGTTTGGTCATCACCAGACCCAAATGTACAATTAACATCACAAGGAACACAAAGTAGTCCTACAAGACCAGCAATACCATCAATGATATTAACGGTTACACAGGTCATGAATACACAATTAGGACCTACTGGTTCTACAGGTTCACAAGGATTTCAAGGAAACATTGGTGTAACAGGTTCAACTGGTCCTCAAGGTATTTCTGGTACAATAGGTATTAATGGTAATACAGGTCCTCAAGGTTTTCAAGGTAATTTTGGACCAACAGGTTCTACTGGTTCACAAGGATTTCAAGGACCACAAGGTTTAACAGGTTCTCAAGGTCCTTTAGCTAGTGATAAAGGTTCATTTGGTGTTATATTTGATGGTTTAGGTGGTGTACCTTCAATTGGTAAAACTGATTGGGTTGTAATACCTTATAATGGAACTATAACTGGATGGCAAATATTTGCTGGTACAACTGGAAGTTGTGTAATAGATGTTAGAAAAGATACTTATGGTAACTTTCCACCAACAGCTGCTGACTCAATTGCTGGTACAGAAAAACCAACATTGACTGCTCAATTTAAGAATCAAGATTTGTCTTTAAGTACATGGACAGCTTCTGTTGTTTCTGGTGACATAATGCAGTTCTATTTAGAATCTGTAACTTCACTAACAAAAATAAACTGTGTAATTTTCATAGATAAAAATTAATATATAGAATATGACTTATAAAATTTTAAACACAAGAACACAAGAACAAATGATATTCACTGAAGTTGAATATAACTTTGATAATCAAATAGTTATAGTAGAGGTTGCTCATTATAACCCAGTTAATTCTGATGAAATAGATTTTAATATTATAGAAAGAGCTCAATCAGAATTAAATAAATTAAATATGATTAATCAAGTTAGTTCTATTTTACCCCTAATTGAATTAAATGTAACAAAAAATATTAATATTTAATAATGGCTGCTAGATATTTTGTAAGTGGTGGTGTAGATAATAACTGGGGAACTACTGGAAATTGGGCAACAGCTTCAGGTGGTGTTGGTGGTGCAAGTATTCCATCAACAGCTGATGATGTTGTATTTGAAGCTGCTTCACCAAATTGTACAGTAAATACTTCTAATAGAGTTTGTAAGACAATTGATTTTACAGCTTATACTAATACTATTACAATGACATTTGCTATTACAGCCTCTGGTGCCATAACATTTGGTTCTGGTATGAATGTCTCCGGAACAGGAAGTATTAATACTTCCGTCACCTCCACTATAACACCAAATGGATATACATGGCCAAATTCTTTTGGATTTTTAAGTACAGGTCAAACATATACATTAGCTAGTAATATGACCATTGGTGGTGCAATGATTACTGGTAATGGTTGTACTATAAATGGAACAGGTTTTAAATTATTTTGTACAGGTATAACACAAGGTAATACTTCTGTTGGTTCATCAGGTAATATAACTATTGAGTTATACGGAACTGGAACATGGACAGGAACTGCTGCACTTGGTTGGGGATTTAATATGATAATAAATTGTGGAGCCGGAACATTAACAATTGCTGCTAATAGATTATTTGGATTTGCTTCATTAGTTCCTACATTTACTTATACTTCTGGAACTGTAAACTGTAGTGGTCAAGTTGTTTTCTTTAATTGTAATATAAATTCATCTGGTATGACATTTGCTGATGTTAGATTTGGTGGTTCTGGTGTTGCTGCACTTCCTGTTACTTTATTAAGTAATATGGATGTTTCTGGTAATTTCATTATACAAGGTAATATATCTTTAACTGCTACCGGTTTTCAAGTAAATATAAGTGGTAATTTAACAAATAATCAAGTAGGTGTTAGTTCAAGTGGTACTACTATACTTAATATGGTTGGTACAGGAATTATATCAACAATAGGAACTCCAACTGGTTGGGCATTACCAATAACTATAAATACTGCTGGTACAATTACATTCTCAGGTTCAATTACATATGGTGGTACTCTAACATATACAGCTGGAACAATTGTATCAACTGGAGCTACTTTAAATAGACCTGGAGGTACAATGAATATTAATAATAGTGGATTTAATTTAAATATTTTAAATATAACAGCTCTTTCTTACTTTTTAGGAACAAATGGTTTTACAATATCAACATTAAATTGTATAACTGCTGGTATAGCTTCTGTTTGGAAAACTGGTAATGAATATATAGTTATTAATAGTATCCTATCAGGACAAGCTGATGCTGTAAATAGAGTTACATATACTTCTAGTGGTAATAATATAGTTGTTGGTTCTATATCAGGAACTACATTAACAGTAACAGCTAATACTTATGGGACTGTATCACTTGGACATGAGGTATTTTGTACTGGGTTATCAGGTGGATTTACAGTATCAGCTTTTGGAACTGGAACTGGAAGTACAGGAAATTATACATTAAGTGGAGCACCAGGAACTATAACTTCTAGAAATATTGTTCTTTCATCTAATGTTGGTGTATATCCTAAGATAACATTAAATCCTTTAGCTTCTCAAAATGTGTATTATTCTAATGCTGTTGATATTGATTCATCATCTGGACAAACTATATGGACATTTGCTGGTAATATATTAAGAGCATTTAATTGGAATACAGGTTCACAACCAACTACATTTAGTTATACTTGGGTTACGTAAAATTAATTAACATAAATATATATAATGTATAAAACAAATTTATTTAAATGGATAAAATAGCCTTTGATTTAACTTTAAACACCGCTGATACAGCAAATAGTATAAAGGATATAAAAACGTCTTTAAAAGACTTAAAGACAGCTGCCTTATCATTTGGTGAAGGTAGTGATGAGTTTCTTAAAGCTACACAGAAGGCTGGTCAGTTACAAGATAAATTAAATGATGTAAATGATACAATTAGAGTTCTATCAGGTAATAGTGTTGAGAATTTCAATAGGAGTTTTACAAATTTAGCTTCAACTGCTGTTGGGGCTTTTGGTGCTATAGAAGGAGCTCAAGCATTATTTGGTACTGAGAGTGAAGAACTACAAAGAACTTTAGTTAAATTACAAGGACTAATGAATCTTTCTAATGGTATTAGAGAGTTTGCTAACATTGGACAAGCTGCTAAAGATTTTAAAGTTGTATTAGCTAGTCTAATACCTACTATATTTACTGAAACTACTGCTACAGAAGGTGCTGCAGTTGCTCAAACTGGATTAAATGCTGCAATGCGTGCTAATCCAATAGCTACTGTATTCGCTGCATTGACATTATTAGTAGGTGCTATAGTTTTATTTACTAATAAAACTGATGATGCAACAGAAAGTCAGGAACTAAATACTGAGCAAATAGAGAAGGCTAAGAAAGAAGAAGAAGATTATAAAAAATCAATAGATGATACAAATTTATCTTTAGATGATAGGATTAGAAAATTAGATGATGAATTAGCTGTTTTGGGTAAAAATGGTGCTGAAAAGGATAGAATACTTACTCAACAAGATGCTGAAAATAGAAAAAGAGAGTTACTTACAGATAAAAATACAAAAGATGGATTAGCTGCTTTAGAAAGGTTAGAAGAACTAAGATTAAAAGGATACTTAAAGACAACTGCAGAATTTATTGAGTTAAAAGAATTAGAATCTAGTGAATTGGTTAGAATAGGTTTAAAAGCTCAAGAAGATTTATCTAAAATAGAACAATTAAAAACAGGTAAGATATCTGAAATTAATAAACAAGCTTCGGAAGATGCACAAAAAAGAGCAAAAGAAAATAATGATAAGAAACTAAAAGCTGAACAAGATTTAATTAAAGCAGTTGAAGCTGAGTATAATGCTGAAAATGAAAAAGATGTTAAAAGAGGAGAAGCTGAACTTGATAGAATTAAAAAAGAAAATGCTGAAAAATTAAGATTAGAACAAGAACTTAATGATGCTAATAGAGAATTGACCAAACAGATAAATGATGATGCTGATAAAGATATAAAAGTAATATCTGAATTAAAGTTAGCTAGGAATGCGGAAGACTCAGCTACTAGAATTCAATATTTAAAAGAACAAAGAGATATTGAACTTCAAAATACAGAACTTACTGTTAATGAAAGATTATTAATTGAGCAAAGGACAGCTAATGAAATTAAGAAGATAGAAGAGGATACATTTAATTCTAGATTAAACGCAGTTCAAAATGGATTTGCTTCTATTGCTAATCTTGCACAACAATTTGGTAGTCAATCTAAAAAACAACAAGAAGTAGCATTTAAAATTCAGAAAGGTGCTGCTATAGGTAGTGCCATAATAGATACTTATAAAGCTGCTAATGCTGCGTATGCTTCATTAGCTGGTATTCCAGTTGTAGGTCCTGTTTTAGGTGGTGTTGCTGCTGGTGTTGCTGTAGCTGCTGGTTTATTAAATGTTAAACAAATAAAAGAACAGAAATTCGATGCAGGTGGTTCAGGAGCATCACCAGCAATATCAACACCATCTTTTGGAGGTGGTTCTGGTGTAAACTCATCACAAAATACTGTTTCTAATGGACAATTCCTTAATGTTGGTGATTTTAAACCAGGTGAAGATAGTGAAAGAAGAGTATATGTAGTTGAATCTGATATTACAGGAGTTCAAAAACGTGTACAAGTTATAGAAAATAGAAGTATATACTAAAAAATAAATAAATATTATGAATAAAAATTTACCAATTTATGACATATTGATAGATGATTTTGATGAAACTGGAGTTGATTTAATATCAATTGTAAAAGACCCTGCAATAGAATGTAGAGCAGTTAGATTATCTAAAGAAATTTTACTAGAGGTAGTTTCTGGTGTTGCTAATTCATCTAATGTATTTTCATATAGATATAATACTAATAATGGTGAGTTAATATTAACTTTCAATGATGGTTCTAAATATAAATATACAGGTGTTTATTTTAATGATTATGAAAATATAGCTTTAGGTGATGCAACTTGTATTACAACTGGAGAAAATGAATTTGGTTCTTGGTTTGAAGGAAAGAATCCTTCTGTTGGAGCAGCTGTTTGGAAATATCTTATAGACAGAAATGTTAATTACCAAAGATTAACATCACAATTTGAATTTTCATTACAAGAAGAAAAAAAGAAATTATTAGGACCAGCTCTTATACCAGACTTAGATATTTATAGGAGAGACGCTGATGGTTATGAATATTATATCAGATTTTCTAAAGATGTTATTGAACAAATTGTAAATAAATTTTTCAAATCAGGAACTACTAAGAAAATTAATTTTAATCATAGTAAAAGAATGGTTGATGCTTATATATCTTCTTCTTGGATTAAAGAATCTGAAAATGATAAATCTAAAGATTATGGATTTGACCTACCAATAGGAACTTGGTTTGTAGAATTAAAAGTTGAGGATGATAAATTTTGGACAAATGAAGTAAAATCTCAAGGTTTCTATTCTTTTTCTATTGAAGGTATATTAGGATTAGAAAAAGTAAATCTATCAGCTAATATTTATAACGTTATAGATTCAATAGAAATAGAGGATTTAAAAGAAATATGGAATTATTTTAACAAATAATGAAATTTAATTAAAGTTCATATATATAGTTTTATAGGAGTATTCTTATGTGTATTTATTGTATAGACTTTAAATAAAAATAAAAAAGAAAAATGGATAAAAAAGAAGTTTTAAATCAAATTAAAGAATCACTTAAAGCATTATTCTCTTCTGAAACACCAGTTGTTGAAACAGAAGTTGAAGTTAAGATGTTTAAAGTTGAAACAGTAGATGGTTTAGTATTTGAGTCAGAAGGTGAAATGTTAGTTATTGGAGCACCAATTTTAAGAATGGGTGAAGATGGTAATATGATACCTGTTGAAGATGGTACTTACGAAACTGCTGTAGGTTACAGTATAAATGTTTTAGATGGTAAGGTAGAATCAATTGTTGAGGCACCAGAAGTTGAAGTAGAAGTTGAAAATCCTTCAGAAGAACCAATGTCTAATGAATATGGATTACAAATTGCAGAATTAAACAAAAAAGTTGAATCATTGGTTTCTATTGTATCTAAGTTAGTAGAAATGAATAGTGATATCGAAAGTAAAGTTACTGAATTATCTGCTCAACCAGCAGTTCAAACAATATCTTTTGAGAAATTATCTCAAGAGGAAGTAAGAGTTGAAAGACTTAAAAATTTAGTAAAAAAATAAAAAAAATAAAAAATAAAAATGGAAAAGAAAAAATTAGAATTTAACGCTACTTATACTTCTATTAATAAGTATGTAGACCAACTTTATGATGGTTTTATACCTTCAGTAGTAGGTAAAGTAAGAACTTTAGATTTCATTAGTGTTGTTCCAGATGTTAAATATTCAAAAGTTATCCCTACATTGGATACTACTTTAGATTTAGTAGCAGCTGATACTTGTTCAACTTTCGCTAATGGAGCAACATCATCATTGGTTGGTGTAACATTAACAACTTGTTACAAGAAGTATGAAGAGTCTTTTTGTTTAGCTGAAATGGAACAATACTATTTCGGTCAGTATATGAGAAGAGGTTCAGACCAAGAGCAATTGCCATTTGAAGAGGCTTTCTTCAATGAAAAATTTGAGAAAATAGCTAAGAAATTAGATACTATATTCTGGCAAGGTGATTCTTGTGTTGGAGGTGTTCTTTCAACAGCAGGAATAGCTGGTATCACAGCATCAGGTGGTTCTTTAGTAACTGCATCTTTCTCAACTGTATCTTCAGCAGTAACTAATGGTGTTATCGCAGCTATCGACTCTGCAATTGACGCATTAAACTCTGATATGTTATCAGAAGAGTTAGTAATGTTTGTTGGACAAGATACATTTGATAAATATACTCGTTCAATAAGAAACTTAAACTTATATCACTTCTCACCAGATGAGATTGACGGAGCAGCTGTTAGAGTATTTGGTAAGAGAAATGTTATGTTAGTAGCAACAGTTGGTTTAAATGGAACTGGTAAAGGTATCTTAACTAAAGGTGAATATATCCTTTGGGGAACTGATATGAATCCAGATGAAGAGCCAATTAAGGGTGAATTCTCTATGTATCTTGATAAATATCTTATCAGATATAAAGTAAAAATTGGTAATGCACTTGCCTTCCCAGGAAGAGCTGTAGCATTTAAATCAGCATAATTATAAATTTAAAATACTATCCTCTTATTTTTAGGAGGATAGATTTTAAATTAGATAATAAATAAAAATAATAAACTAAAAATGAGTTGTGTTTTAACAAACGGATATAATTTAGGTTGTAGAGATTCAATCGGTGGTATTCAAAAGGTATTCATTGGTATTTGGGATGGTGATACTACATATGGTTTCACTGGTTCTAATAATCAAATAGATAGCTTTAGTCCTACTGCTTCATATTGGACATTTGAGCAAGAAATTGAAACTGCTTCATTTAATCAACCAGGTCAATTTTCTACTTCAGCTTTTTACGAGCAAACTTTAGAGATAACTTTACAAAAGTTAGATGAAAATTTAAGACAAAATATCCTTATCTTAGGAAAAGGTATATGGAGAATTATAATTTTAGACCAAAGAGGAACTTATTGGTTAATGGGTAAACAAAATGGTGTAAGAGTTTCGGATTCGACATCACAATTAGGTAAAGCTTTTGGTGATTTAAATGGAGCTGTAATAACTTTCACAGGAAAAGAGCCAGAACTAGCACACAGTGTAACGTCAACTGCAGCTGCTACAGTGATTATGTAATCTAAATTAAAAATTAACAAAAAACCCTATGATAAATTTCATAGGGTTTTTTTGATTATAAAAACAAACACAGTATATATTATATTTTAAATATGTAAAAAGGTTTAAATGAAATATTTTAGTTAAAAATATATATAGTGTATGATATATCTTTTAAGTGGTGAAGACAATAATGCAATTGTTACATTATATGAGGCTACAACAAATCTAGTAAATCCACATTACACATGGAAATTAGAAAATAAAACTACTAAAGTAGAAACTATTTTCACATCAGAAGATAATTCTGATGCACCATGGAGTTATAATTCTTTTACTATATCTGTTGCAACATACTCAGGATTAACAGCTGGAATAATTAATTGTCCAGTAGGTGAATATGAATATATAATATATGAAATGCCAGATAACTATAATTTAAATATAGCTTCGGCTTCAGGAATAGTAGAATATGGAATATTAAAGATAGTTGGTACAACAAATGGTATGTTTGATTTAAACGCTTTCACATATTCTGGAACAATACCAGCGTATAATAAAATATAAATTTTAAAATGAATAAAAAGTCAATAGGATTTTTAGGTGAAAATAAAAATGATGATGTAAACAAATTTTTAAAAGTGATAAACTTTAAAAAACAATCCGAATTACATTATTCTGAAAGAGTTGTAAGAGATAGTATAGTAACTTGGGGTGAAGATAATACTTGGCCTAAATATTTACAAGGTCTATTAGATAAGTCTTCTAAACATAATGCTATAGTTAAATCAAAATCTAGTATGATTGGAGGAGGTGGATTTAACACTAATGATAATCCTATAAATGAGCAATTGATAAATAATGTTGAAGGTATATATACATTAGATGAGATATTAACAAGAATATCTTATGATTTTGAAGTCTATGGAAATTTCTGTCTAAATTTAATATGGTCAAGAGATAGAAAAAAGATTTCAAGAATAAATTATATTGATGTTAGTAAATGTAGAATGGTTCCTAGTGAATGTGGTACTTTTGTAAGCAAATATTTAGTATCTGATAATTGGCAAAATATGAGAGGAAATAGGAGAGTAGAATATGCTCCTTTTTCAATAGAGAATAAAGAATTAGCATCTCAAATATTATGGGTAAAAGATTATAGACCTGGTAGTGAGTGGTATTCTTTACCTGAATATATTTCAGCTGCAAATTGGATTCAACTAGAATATGAAATATCAGAATTTCATTTAAGTCAAGTACAAAATGGATTTCATCCATCTATGTTAATTAACTTTTCATCACAAATACCATCACAAGAAGAAATGGATATGGTAATATCTAGATTAAAAAAGGAATATGAGGGAGCTTCTAATGGAGGTAAAGTTATATTTACTTTTTCAGATGGCAGTCAAAATGCTCCTATTATAACACCTATAACTTTAAATAATTCTGATAAGAGATTTATAGATTTAAATAAAGAGGTTACAGAGGGTATAATGTCAGGACATAGAGTAATAAATCCGTCACTATTTGGTATTAAAACTGAAGGTGAATTAGGTGGTAAAAACAATATACTTGAGAGTATGGATATATTTACTGCTCAATATATTAAACCTAAGCAAAAAATAATTGAAGATGTTATAAATAAAATTGCACTTATAAATGGTGGTGGTGGTATAACTATAAATAAATTTAAAATAGAAACTACAATACAACCTAATGTTAGTGAAGTATTATCTATTTTAACATCACAAATAGGATATTCTCAAAAAGCTGAATTATTAAAATTAGTTGGATATGATGACCAATCTATTAAAAAATTATTAACTACAAATGACCAACAAATCTAAATTTATAACATTTGAATATCTTGTTAAATGGACAATTATGGATAGTAACGTTGACCCTAACCTTGTTGAACCATTTATTATTCAATCACAAGATATTAATATACAATCTGTTATAGGAAATACATTATATATTAAACTAATGAATGATATTATATCTGGTACTGTTTCTGGTTATTATGAAACTTTATTAACAGATTATATACAACCTTGTACCGCACAATGGACAATTTACAATTCTTTACCATTTTTAAACTGGAGATTAACTAATAAGTCTGTTTCTGAAAAGAATTCTGATAATTCAAATCCTTCTACATTAGAAAATGTACAGTATTTAAGAAATACTGTTAGAGATACTGCTGAATTTCTTTCAACAAGAATAAGAGAATATATTATAAATAATCAAGGCCAATTTCCTGAGTATTTCAATCCTGCTCCTAATGTTTTATCAATAAAGCCAAGTCAAAATAACTATTTTGGTGGTATATATACTGGTAGAAGAGGTTGTGGTGGTTCTAGTAATAATGGTGACGCCTGGGTATTTGGGTATTAAAATTAAATAAAAATAAACAAAAACAATGACACATCACGATTACACAGACAATCCATTTTTGAATATAATAATAAGTTTTTTATTAGCTCTAATAGGTTCAACAACACCACAGTTTGTTAGCTCAGTAAATTTTTTAGATAGTATTCATATACCTTTAGTCATAATGCAATTATTTCAAATACTTGCTTGGAGCTCAGCAGTTGTTATAATGTTACTTACAGTATATAAAACATTAAAAAAGAAAGAATGATATTTTTAATAATATTTATACCATTAATAATATTATCAATTATACTTATAGATTATTTCCTAATACATAAATTTACAAAAGATATGGAAAAGTCAATAGATAATATATTTGATAATATAAGTAAGTCTAAGTTAGTAGTATTTATATTAGCCTTTATTGGATTTGGAAATGATGATAAAAACGATAGTTAAATATATATTAATTATAATTTTACTAAGTGGTTGTTCTGTGAACAGAAATTTAGATGGTATAAATGTTTATAAAATGACAAAATGTTCAAATGATAAAGTTAACAAAAAAGAAATTTAAATTTTGGTTTAATACATTAAGAGTTATAAAGGCTGTAACTGGTGCTTTAGGTATGTCAGCTGTTATAACTGATTATAAGTTTTTAGGTGTCTTTTTACTTTGTGTTGGTGCTGCCTCAAATGAATTAATTTCTATTTTATCTGAGGAAGATAATTTTCTTGATGGTAATTTATAATCTTTTAATTCTTTCTTAATATGTTCTAATGTCTCTATAACAACTCTTCTAACTCTTAGATGATGAACTCCTGTATCTTGTTGTATTTCTTTATAAGTCATTTTATCAAAATAGTACTTATTAAACATTGTTACATTAAACCAATGTTGTCTTAATAATAATTGTTTAATTCTTAATACAATTAAAGCTTCCTCATCAATAAATTCATCTTCTGGTTCTTCTTCCATCATTTCTAATCTATCAATATCTGGACCATCTTGTGTTAAAAACTTTTTTCTAAAAGGTGATGTAGTTGAATAATATTGGTTTCTAATAACACCCCATATAATAAAATCAAATCTACCTAAATCATATTGTTCTATATATTTATCAGGTTTATCTAAAAGTATATCCATTATAAAAGACTTTAAATCTTTTCTATGTATAGAATGTACTTTATTAAACATTGATTTTACCGTTTCGGAATTTGTATAATAAAGAAGTATATCATTAATTTCTGTCTTCAAACTTTATTAATAAATTTTTAATGAGTTGACAAACCTCATACATCTCCGACTTTTCACTTAAATCTAAATAAAATTCCAACATTTCAATTGTATAATCATAATAAAGTGTGAAATATTTACCATCTGCTTCTAATATTAAATCTAATCTATCCCATATAAAATTATATATATCATCAATATCTGGTCTTACAACACTACTGAAAATTGGTGTCATAGATAATAACATTTCTCTACCTAATTTAATTATAAAATCTTCAGCAGCATTAATACCCTCACCTCTAAAGAAATATGGCTTCTGTGAAGCATCATCTTTAAAAGCTTCTCTAATTTGTTTTAAATCCATTTTAATTGATTTGTTTTTACTAAATTTAAATAGGGTTTTCTGTTTTTAACCAATTTAAATTTATTTTAATAGTTCTTTAATCTTATCTTCTCCGTAAATTAATTTCTTAATATATTCTATCATTAATTATTTAATTTCTTTATAAGAACTAACCTCTATTCCATAGTGAAATGATTCTTGAGTACCTTGTGCTAATATATATCTAGTGCCATCTGGTCTTATACTATATCCAACGACAATGAATTCTTTTTGCTCAATATCTGTTTTAAGATATACAATTTGTCCAATATTAAAACATATTGAATTAAATATACCTTTTAATAAAATATTATTATTTATAGTTTCGTTCATATTCTATATATTAAAATATAAAACCTCTTTTTCACACATTCTAATCTTATCAACTTTAGTATTTAAATCTTTCCACATTCTACTTAATTGTTTATTAGGTTTTAACTTATCATACTCATAACTTCTAAAATAATTGTTATGTAGGTCTATTAATTCAATTAACATCTCACTAATAGAACAAAAACCACCTCTATTATTAATTCTATCAACGAATTCTAACAATTCTTTATCTGATTTTCTACATTTCATTTTATAATTATAATTATTATTCTTTTTAACACAAGTCCAACATTTATTATATGTTTTGTATTTAGGTTCCATTTTACAGGAATTACAAATACCTTTTGGTATTTGAGTTTTACCATTACGAAGTAATGGAGTTTCACTACTACAAATTAAATTTGAGTGGGTCTTCATCATAATCTACTTTCTTTTGACTATTATATACCACTCTACCATCATTGTTAAATTTATTTATATTAAATCTTTCAGGTATTTCTCTTACCCATGTAAATATTTTACCAATCTTTTGTTCTAAAAATAGTTCATCAAATGAATTTTTATTAATAATGTAAGACATTGACCTACTTCCATCACCAACCATCTTTAAACAAGCTTCAAAATTATCTTGTAAGAACTTTGTCATCTTTTCTGGCTTACATATATAAAGATTATCTTTATTATATCTAGGCATATAGTAAATAAAATATTCAGATTCAGTATGAAATACTCCACTTAATTTTTTACCACACATTTTTTCAATACAAATATTACCTGTATTATCATATTTATCAGCTTTTATTTCAAATCTAACTTTTTTTTGTGGATTAGGATTATCTAAAGAATAAATATTGTATAATGTATCAAATCTCCACCAATCTTTTCTATTTGGATATATATCTGAACTTCTTAATGTTGTCCAAGATATAAATTGTCCGTTTTTATTTAATTCTCTGTTAAATAGAGGTTCTATAAATAAGGCTGTTTCACTTTCCCAATGTGTTCCCCAATCTAAATCAAAATCGAAAGTTTTAGTATTTTTCATTAGGGTTCTCTAATATTTTTATTAGTCTGTCAATATTACATTTATCAATAATATTGACTTGATACCATAATTCTTGTAAAAATTCTATAAACAAACCCGGAGATTCTTTATATAATTGTTGTGCCGAGTATCCTTTAAATCTAGTTCTTCTAAATATAAAGTTACCTCTACTATCAATTAAAAATAGATTACCAATTGTAGTTGGTTTAAGAACTGCTTCTGCTTGCCTATCTATCCTCTTTTTAATTTTCATATTCTATATATTAAGAAAAAATATAATAAAAATCAGCTATGGACTTTTTATAAAAGCCATATTAGATAGTATTGATAAGGTATATGGTAAAATAGTAAAACTCCACTACAAAGTATGGTAAAGGAATTTAATGTAATTTATATATAACTAAAAAAGTTTAAATGGAATTAAAACTAATTAGAAAAATATTTACAGAAAAATCAACAATAGGGGAATTATCAATAGACGGAGTCTTTAATTGTTATATTTTAGAGGACAAGGATAGAAAATTAGAAGCTGGTGGTATTAAGATAAAAGAACTAACTGCTATACCAAGAGGTAGATATGAAATTATAATATCCTATTCAAATAGATTTAAAACATATTTACCTTTACTATTAAGTGTTCCTCAATTTGAAGGTATAAGAATACACGGTGGTAATAAACCAGAAGATACAGAAGGATGTCTTCTACCTGGTTCTACAATAAGTAAAGATTGGGTAAGTGGAAGTAAAACAGCCTTTAATAATCTATTTAAGAAATTAAAGGCTGTTGAAAGGAAGGAAAAGATATTTATTGAAATAATTTAACTTCGTTAAACTAATCAAGACAATAATTACTACCTACTACATATTTATCCCAATCTGATTTACTAAGTATAATTTCTGATGGTTGTAGTTGACCATATTGAACTATAATATAATATTTATATT